ACACAAGATCGTCCGCGATACAGGGATGGTCACGAGCACAAACAGGACATTCTACAAAGGCGTCGTTGCCTCAAAGCTCAATAAGCAGGTCGTCTACGAAGATGTAATGCTCAAAGAGCGAAGGCGCGAGATCGACGAGGATGAGGTTGATACGCTGGCCAATCCTGCTGAAAAACTTCGCCAGGAAGATGAGGCCCACACACGAAAACTCGGGGAAGATGTCGTCAATGCCTTTATCAACGGGACGCAGGCCGATGGAGCCGAACACGTTAATGGCCTTTTACAGAGGCTTGATGCCCTCAATCCGACAGGTCTTAACAACGTCCTTTCAAACGGTCATACCAGTGGTGGTTCTACTACATCATCGGTATTGGTTGTTGAGTGGAATACAGACGAGACCGGCGGCGCTTACGGCATTTATCCCCCGGGCTGGATGAAGAATACAGCCCTTGGGGTTTCCGTAAAGGATAAAGGCAAAGAGCCTATCGCTGACGCAGACGATACTACCGCTAAGTATTATGCGTATGTCGCGCAGTTCAAGGCGTGGCTTGGTCTGGCGGTTGGAAACAACCGTAAGATAGCTCGGCTTGCAAATATCAATCCGACTATTGGCGGATCAAAATCATTCACCGATGGCGGAGTTGCGAACCTGATTAAACTGCTTAACAACGGCAGATTTGACCGTTCAAGAACGAGAATCTATTGCAACACAACCATCAAGACCCAGATGGATATTTACGCACTCGATAAGGCTAATGTCCTCTGGTCAACTACAGAAGTTTTCGGCAGGCCGGTTACGGCTTTCCAAGGACAGATTCCTATTCGGGCCATTGATGACACCATCCTGACTAATACACAGGCGGTTGTATCGTAAATTTTAATGTAAACAATTTTTGAAAGGATATACCAATGTTAGAAGGTGCATTTATGTTTAGTAACGCTCAGGCTCTTGGCGCCTTAACCAGCACAGGAGTCGTCAGCACGAATGTTTTGGATATGGAGCTGACCAAATCTGGCGGCGATACCATACTCACCGACGATCAGCTTGTCGGGGTGTGTAATATAGTTCTCCCGCCTAATGCCGATCAGGTTGGCGGTGCATCAGGAATGAACATTTACTTGAGGTCTTGTGACAATGCGAACATGACAAGTTCCTGCATCGACCTCGGCAGTTGTTTTGTTTCGGCGGCGGAATTGCTTGCCGGATGTGTAAAGAACATCGCCGTTTGCGTGCCGTTGACGCAAAAATTCGTGGGCCTGTTCTATGACCCTGCAAGCGAGACAATCACTACCGGGAATACCGTAGACGCCCACATGACCTTTGCTCCGATTACGTTGAACGATGCAATCCAGAAAGTACCAAGTTAATTTGAAATAGGAACAGGGCGGGTTTCACTTTCTTTCCCCGCCCTATTCCGCACTTTGAAAGGATATACAAATGAAGAAAATAGTTTTGTTTTTAATTTTAATGCTTTCCTCGATGGCGTTCGCTACTTCTGCTTCTGAAATTGAGTGGTGGAGCCAGGCGACATACTCTAATTCACCTGCCAATACCCTCAAACAATGGGTGGAAGGCATGGAAGGCAAGGCGGGCGGTGTTGTTCAGGGTACAGGAGAAATCTTTTACGTCGATAGCAACGTCACCCTCGAAGGCGATGGCTCAAGCTGGGAAAATGCCAGAAACACTCTCGATGAGGCGATCGGACTTTGCGAGGATAACCGTGGCGACATTATCTATGTTGCGCAGGGGCACGCAGAGACATGGACGGCTGTTGATTCTGCCGATCTTGATGTAATCGGTATTACTGTAATAGGTTGCGGTACGGGCTCTGATAGGCCTACTTTTACATACACCGGAACCACTTCGCCTGGTGAATTGGTTATTGCCGCTGCGAATGTAACTATACGCAACCTGGTCTTTTCTCCTGGTGTGGCCGATGTGGTTCATGCCATAGAGATTGAGGCCGATGCCGATGGTTCTGTAATCGAGTTTTGTGAGTTTACGAGTGGTTCGACAGACGCATTTGAGTTTGTAGACGCCATACAAGTAACCGCCGCCGCCGACGACTTGATTATCCGGTACAATAAAGCTACAGAGACTACCGCAGGCGCGGTAAGCTGGCTCGATTTGTCGGGCGGTGTTGTAGATAACCTGTCTATGTACGGTAATGTTATTTACGGTGATTATTCGACCGGTGCTGTAGATTCAACAGGCAGGATACAAACATTGGGCTACTATGGTTTCAATACCATTACAAACCTATCCTCTGGTGATGCAGCGTTCTATTTCAATGCCGCTGCGACCGGAGTGATGGAGTTTAACAGGGTATTTACTGACGCTGAAGCTACTGCTATCGACCCTGGTTCAATGATTTGTTTCGAAAACTACTGCTCTACTGCTATTAACGTAAGCGGTATGATAACGCCTGTTTACGACGATGGCACAATTCAGTTAAACGCAACGACCGTAACGGCTATCGCCAGCGCTGTTGATGCTCTGGCAGGTATAGGTATGATCGGGCTTGTTGAGACTAATACTGGCGGTGCGACAGAGGTAATATCTGCCGCTTTAGGTGGTTTCGGTAACGATGCCTTTAATGAGGGATGGTCTTTAATTTGTATCTTTGACACAGGCGGTACTGTTGGAACATCTCCATCAGGCGATGTCAGGGATATTACGGATTACACTTCTACGGGTGGCGTTTTTACAACTGCTGCTTTTGGTGCTGCTTTGACGGCAGGTGACTATGTTCTTTTGACTCCTACACATCTTGTACCTGCTACTTACGGCAAGATCATCTACTGTGACGATGGTGGCTCAAACGGTGAAGGTACGAGCTGGCAGACTGCCAAGACAACTCTTGAAGCTGCCGAGGCCATTGCCGCGGCGGGCGATACTATTCTTGTGGGCGAGAGCCATAATGAGAATATTGGAGCCACAGCGACCTTGAATCTTGCTGGCCTTACCGTTATCGGTATGGGCGAAGGCGACACAAGACCACTGCTTGACTTTGATACGACTGCTACAGAGCTTACGCTTGACGCTGCTGGTATCACTATCAAGAATCTTCGGTTCAGACCTGGTGCTTCTGAGACGGTTGCCGCTATTGTAGTTGGTGCTTCCGGGCTTGGTTGTACGATTGATAACTGTGCCTGGGAGGTCGGTGAAGCTTCTGGTGATGAGTTCATTGATGGGATTAGTGTTAATGCTGCTGCCGAAGGCTTGACAGTCAAAAATTGTACGGCGTGGAACACAAACGCAACTGCTGGCGCACAAGATACATGGTTAAACCTTGACGCTGTTACTGTTGATGATTGTACCGCTATTGGCAATACGGTGTTTGGTACATACGCAGAGGCTTGTATCTGGGGTGCTGATGCTATTCCTGTAAATGTTAATATACAAGATAACACCTTAACTAATAACATTACAGGTCAACTTGCTATCGAGTTTCAGGGTGCCGCTACAGGTGTGATTGCCAACAACAAGCTTGCAGGTGATACTTACGGCGCTATTCTCGATCCGGGTTCCGCCCGTTGTTACGGTAATACTCAGACCGTTGGTATAAATAGTGCCGCTATTGACGTTCCTTTGGTTGCTGGACAGACATACGCTCTTACTAAGGCCGATGGTACTGCGCATAGTGGCGATCTATTTGAAGTTACCGGCGGGCCGATCTTGATTACCAGCTTGACAGGTTTTTGTATCACCGCAGTTGGTGGTCAGGTAACGACTACTATCATTTGTGATACTGCTGTTGATAAAGAGTTCACAACCGCTGTTGATATTGACGCACTTGCCGAAGGTGGATTGCTTGTCTTTAGTGATGTTAATCCTGCCGTATTGACAATATTGGGTGTTGCAGCTAATTCTGGTGCGAGTAGCCGTATGTCACCCTGGTATTGTCCGGTCGGTATGATTGAGAACGTAAACGATGATGCTACTCAGACTGGTGTAATTAGTTGGTCAATGACTTTTATACCGCTTACTGATGGTGTTGCCGTAGTACCAAAATAACTTCGTGGGGGCTGAAATATGCCCCCTTTTTTTCTTTCAGGTGATATATGTCAAATGCAACTGAAAAAGTCAAAATAGCAAACATAGGACTTTTGGCTATTGGGCAAATGTTTATAACGGATGCCCAATACGCGGCTGCCGGAACTTCAAAATCAAATCCTGATGCCAATAAGATAAGCGCTTTGTTTGAGCAGGTAGTCAAGGAGCTATTGAATGAAGACTGGTTTTTCAACAGGGCAAGGGCGGAACTTGTAAGGGTCTATGAGTTAACCGTCGATACCGCCCCGACACCGGCGGCATGGGCTGCTGAGGCCACACTGACAGGCGCAACCAGTGGAACTACGGCTACGGTCCTTGAAAAAGTCTCCGATACAGTCTATCTCATAAGTGAACCGTCGGACGATTGGACAGACGGTGAGGTAATAAGTGATGGTACGAACAGTGTTGACTGCGATGCTGATTATCCTGAAAGCGACGATGATGTAAACGAGTTTGGCACGTATGATTACAGGTATTCCCTGCCGTCTGATTATCTCTATAAAAGGGGATTAGTCGATTTTGACTACGATAAGATAATATACAAATCAGAGATCGAAGGGCAATATCTTCTTACGAATCAGACCGAGGCATATTTGCTTTACAACAGATGGATCGGAGAGGATGGCAGTGCTGATACCAGCGATGTAACCAAGATGCCGGTCTGGTTTCACCGACTCATATCGGCTCGATTGGCTGTTATTCTATCACCGAATATCACAGAAAACGCAAGGATAAGGCCAAAGGCTGAGATTGAATGGAAAGAGGCTTATTTATACGCCAAGGAAAAGAACGGCGAAGAGTCCGACAACGAGCATGAAGGAAATACAGACTGGGCAGACGGTGCAAATAACGAAATCTATGGACTTTAATTAAAGGATATTAAGATGAAAAAGTATGTTTTACTATTAACGTTGATGTTCTTTTTGTATTCCGGCTCGGCTATCGGTGCAGGACTCGATACGGCGCAGGCTACGGCGATACTGATAAAAATGGCGGATGCCAACGAAACCGCTGCGGACGTGAACAGTACAAGCTGGGGATACGCTAAGGACTGGGTTGAAATACCCAGTACCTTTTCCATGGTCAAGGTCATGTTTTACGTATATGACCCCAACGATCCTACAGACGAAGGATTTGATTACCAGCTTTATGTCGCGGATTATGGCTGTAGTGGTCAATTAGTAGCCGATGCAAATGCTACGGTTGGTTTAATGCAACTCTCTCACGACCCCATTAATCTTGTAGATGTTAATAGTGTAACTATCCTGGATACTTATCGTTGGGCGGATAAATTTGGCACGATCACCGAGGACTGGATGGGCACGATATATACACAGAACAGTGGCGGGGCTAATGGTGCGGCGGCTTTAATATTCGATAGAGAAAGCGGAAAGACAATAAATTGCCTGATAAACGGTATGACAAATGCTTATATGCGTGTTTACTGCATAGCTTACGGATACAAGTAAAATGAAAAAAATATCCTTACTCTTGCTGATTGTAATGTGCGGTATTCTGTTTGCCGATACGACCGGCACTAATTACAGGCTCAAAAGCGATAATAAAATAGAGCTTACGGTTACAGGCTCAAGGCCATTGCTGGGCGATCTTGATTTCAATGGCAACGACTTGATTGACGGCAATTCCATAAACGCCGATGATGTAAACACTCCAAGATTGTCACACCCGGGGCTGGGCAATGGTTTTCTCAGGGCATCGGGCGGAGATGGAACCCTCGTAACAGACTCGAATGTTTATTTAACTTCATTCAGTGAGACTGACCCTTGTTTTTTAACTTTTCTGGCATTGAATCCCTATAATGATGCGAATTGGAATACGGCATATACCCATAGTCAGATAGCAGGTGGGGATTCTGTCCATGTTTCTACCGCTGAAAACACCAACTGGGATACAGCTTATTCTTATTCCACAGTAGGACACCTGCCGCTTGCGGGCGGGACTTTGACAGGGAATTTATTATTTACTGATAACGCTTATGACATTGGCGAGAGTGGCGCAGCGAGGCCGAGAAAAATATATGTCGGAACTGGTATTGTAACTTCTACCATTGAAAGTGATACAGGCACAGTAGGGTTTACTAACGACCACCTTGCGGATATTACCAATATAACCGCCTCGAGCGCTGTTCAGGGTGGGACGGTCATAGGCACAACGTCCGTTACAGGCGCTACTGTTATTACCGGCACAGGCGGCATAAACGTCAACGGCGGCACAGGTTCACTCGTAGCGATTAAGGCTCAGACTGACGATTCTGCCAGCGGGTTTAGGATAATTGATTATGACACAACGCATATACCTTTATTTGCATGGCAGGCCAATGACGCTGGAACATTCATATTACGAAACGCCAATGCGAACAAGGTTGTATTGCGCAGTGACGATACAAGTTATTTCCTAAGTTATAATTTCGGTATAGGAACTACAAGCCCAGATACAGCGCTTCAGGTTGTCGGCGACGCCAAAATCGGCGACGACAATACAAACTATGTAACTATCGGAACAACAGGAAATCAGACCTTCACAGGGTCGGCGGGATTTTATCCAAGGGTATTGAATCAGACTGCGGAACCTGCCGCCGGAACCGGAGCAACACAATTAGATACAGGTGAGATGTGCATCTGGACAGATACAGACGATAGTAAATGTTACTTCTGTTACAACCATGGCGGGACGGTGAAAACAGTGGAAATGAATTAGGAGAACAAAATGAAACAGCGAATAATATTGGCAGGTGTGATTATTACGATGTCTTTATGCCTCATCGTGTTCGGGGCGGATATAGGAGATATAAAAACGCTAAAACCCTTAACCGATGAGCAGGTAAAGGCACTGAATATAAATAATATCACCCTTCAAAAGGTTGTAGATGATGCACTTGATCTGCAAATACAGAAGGCGAAAAGAAAGATGACGGAAAAACTCATTATAGGGAAAACTTTGACGCAATTATCCGTGCTGGCCGGAGACCCGAATATACCGTAATGAACAAAATAATTTTCATCCTGTTTTTTATACTTTTGGGAATGTGTATAGCAACACCGTTATACAACTCCTTTAATTCGGGTGAATTAAGCTCATTCCTGACGTACAGACTCGACCTGAAAAATCGCTCTATGGGCGTTAAGACGATGGACAACTTTTTCGTCAAGCAACAGGGCGCCGCAATAAGAAGGCCGGGGACTATGTATATCGGCGATGTGAATGATTCCACCGAGCATGCAAGGCTGATTCAATTCGAATATTCAAATACAGATACATATATTCTTGTTTTTAACGGAGATACAATCGGTTTTTTTAGGGATGCAAGCGGTGGCAATTAAGAGACTTATCTTGATATTGATTTTGTGTTCGACGGCCTTTTCGTCGGAGATAACTACGCAATTCAGCAGCGGAGAACTTGATCCGCTCATGAAATACCGAGTCGATCTTGAATCTCGATATTCCGGTGTCGATACGATGGAGAATATGCTCGTTAAATCGACAGGCGGAGCGATACGCAGGCCGGGGACGAAGTATATTAAGAGTTATCCGGGATCAATTGGCGAAGGTTTTACTCCGTGTTATCCCACTTTACAGGAATTAACGGCGGCAGAAATACCAACTATACCAGATGACCCAACTATTGATGATGGCACAACAGAGGTTTCAAATTCTACCGAATTACAGGCAATGACAGGTGCAAATAATTACATTTTAACATCCGATATAAATTTAACTGGAGTAACATGGACACCAATAACTGCTGCAACAACAGGATTTATTC